AATGTTGATTTTATGTTCGCCGCTGGTAGTGATGGTGTGACCCAGCTTTCGCATGATGTTCTCCTCGGTCAGCGTGTCGATAAGGCGGCTGTCGTACTCCTCGGGAACGAGGTAACCGCCGTTTGCGTCAATGCCCTCGGAAAGCACATCGGACACCTGTCTGAAATTCGTGCGGAGAGCGTTCAGCATTGCCGCCTTGTATTCATCGCTTGCTCTGCCGGACTTGGGCTTGTCGCCGTTCAGCGGCTTTGCAGTGAGAGGTGTCGAAGTGGGCCTGGAAAGCTGTGCGTCCATAGCCGCCATCTGCTCCATACGCTCGATTTCAGCGCCGTAGTCCTTTATCTTCTGTTCCATTTCAGCGTAGGAAGCGGCGTCCTCTGCGGATAAAAGTCCGTCCTTATCACGCTTGGTTTCAACAAATGCCTTTGCGGCTTCCCATGCCTTATTGCGCTTTTCGCGCAGTTCAAGAATTGTCATTTTCGTTACCTCCAATTTCTGATTAAATCAAGCCGGGAAAATAAATCCTCGGCTTTGGTTTTGTTTTCGGTTTTCGGGGCAATTCTGCACTTTTCTGCAATCCTGCCCATAAGTGAATTTACCACCTGCGCTTCTGAATACATCAGAGCGTTAGCGGGCTGTTCCTCCATAGGTTCTTCACGGGCAAGAATACCGTCCGCAAAGCCGAGTTCCACCGCTTTGTTTGCGTTCATCCATGTTTCTGCGTCCATGAGGTGCGAAATCTTTGCGCGGCTCATTCCGGTCTTAATTTCATAAGCGTTCATAATGCTTTCCTTGACCTCGGCAAGCATATCTATCGCTTTCTGCATTTCGGCTGAATCGCCCATAGCTACCGTCATGGGATTGTGTATCATCAGCATCGAAACTGGGGACATAAGCACCTTGTTTCCCGCCATTGCAATAACCGAAGCGGCGCTTGCGGCTATGCCGTCGATTTTCACCGTGACATTACCATTGTAGTCCATCAGCATATTGTAAATTTGCGCCGCAGCAACACAGTCGCCGCCGGGCGAGTTTATCCAGACGGTTATATCTCCGCTGCCGGACAGCAACTCCTCCTTGAAAAGTTGCGGCGTGACGTCATCGTCAAACCAACTTTCATCTGCGATAGTGCCGTTGAGGAACAGCGTTCTCTCCGGGGTCTGTTTCTGTGTTTCCTCGTTCTTCGCTATTCTGTTCGTCCATTTCCAGAACTTCTTCATTAGAATTATCCTCCTTTCTGTCAGCCGCCGCAAAGATACCTGCGTCAGCCAGCTTAGTCATATTGCCATTTATGAGATAAAGGTCGCCGCCGTCCTCGGCAGGAATACGGTCGAGGTTCTCAAGCTCCCGAATGTCGTTTGCGGACATCCAACCGTTCTGCCTTGCGGTAGCGTAACCACTCATTCGGCTTGCGTAATCGCCTCGCAGCAGTCCGTCAACATTGAATTTGATGAAATACTCCTGCTTCTCGCTTGTGGTGAGCAGGGAGCGCATCATGCTCTGTTCCCACCGTACAAGCCACGGTTCGAGGGTGTATTTCACGAATTCAAGCGACTGCTGCTCGATATTAGAAAAGCTCGATTTTTCAAGGTCGCCGACCATGTGCGGCGGTACTCTGAAAATTCGAGCAATTTCGTTTATCTGAAATTTTCTTGTTTCAAGGAACTGCGCTTGTTCGGGTGAAATACTGATGGGCGTGTATTTCATGCCCTCTTCAAGCACAGCGACCTTTCCGCTGTTGGAACTCCCGCCGAACTGCGACTGCCACGCTTCACGAACCTTTGTCGGGTCTTTAATCGTTCCCGGGTGTTCAAGCACGCCACTTGGCGCTGCGCCGTTCGCAAAGAACTTAGCGCCGAACTCCTCGGTCGCAATTGCAAGTCCGATAGCGTTTTTCGCCATTGCAATCGGCGAGTAGCCAACAAGTCCGTCAAACCCAAGTCCGGGGATATGCAGGACATCGCCCGGCGAGAGAATGACTTCATATCCCTTGTTTCGGATTGCTTCATCTGAACCACGGTAGTATTTGTAGTACAGCGTTCCGTTCTCGTCACGGTCAACCGTCATTCGGTTCGGCATAAGCGGGTACAGAGCAATGACCTCGCCCTTTCCGTTGCGGATAATCTGCGCGTATGCGTTGCCCCACAGGAGCAGGTGCGTCATAAGCGTTTCACGGAAAACAAACGAGGTCATTTCGGGGTTCGGTTCATCGTGAAGCAGGCGGTACAAGGAGTGGTCGATTGCTTTCTCTTTACCACCGTCTGAACGGTATTTGTAAACGTGCAGTGGTAATCCCGCCACCGCTTCCGACAGCACTCTAACACAGGAATACACGGCGGTCATCTGCATTGCGGAACGCTCGGTGACGTTCTTTCCGGCGGTAGAGCTGCCCATGTAAAAGCGGTAGGCGCTGCCGACGATACTGTTTTTGGGCTTGTCCCTTGAATGGAATAAGCTGCTGAAAATCTTCATGTAGTCAGTCCTTTCGTAAAATAGGCATAAGAAAAGCACCTGCCATTGCTGACAGATGCTTAATAATTATTCTATTGCGTTATATAAACTTTTTCATCACGCGAGTGTAATCTCGCTTTGCGTTGAAAACCGCATTAACGTATACCGTGTTTTCTTCCTTGACATAATAATAAAACATAAGGTAATTATCATGAATGAGAAAACGATATCCGTTACTCACAAGAATCCTTTCCTTGGGTAGCGAGCCGCTTTCCGGCAGTATTTCGAGATTTTTGCATTTTTCTCTTAGCTTGTTTACAAAACGGATCGCAATATTCTTATCCTTTGACTGCTTTGCAATATAAAAGGCTATATCGCGAAGATCAGCTTCTGCCGTATCAGTGAATATTACTCTGCAATTCATACATCAAGGTTCTCCAGGTCGTTTAATAAATCGTTGAATACATCATCAGCGCTGTGGACTCTTCCAAGCCTTATATCATCCATGCTTTGCGCAAGGTGAGCGTACAGAGCAAGTTTTTCTTCAAGCTCGGAAATATAGTGCATTGTCTGCTGATAATCCTCATGGCTCAGAAGTACAGTATCCTCCTTGCCGTTAACCGTGATTGCTACCGGATTATCTCTTGTAAGTGCGGAAATCTGAGCGTAATTAGTGCGAATGTCCTTTGACGGTCTTATTGAAATAGAATTTGTCATAAAAAACACCTCCTATGTTGGTAGTCATATTATATCACAATTATGCTACTTTGTCAATAAGATTATACGCATCAGATAAAAAGTATTCCTCTTTCATCATAAACACTAGCTCCACCGTCATTCCCGCAACGGATAGCACGATCAAGCGCCATAATTGTTGCCACAGCTCCGTCAATCTTTTCAGTGGATTTTTCCTTATCGGTCTTGATATTTCCGGCGGGGTCGGTTCGGATATAGATGTTGTCCATATTCCACCGCAGAACCGGGTGACCGCCGTGGGCTATCTTCTGTTCAAGCACCAATTTCATCAGTTCCTTTGTCGGCGGCGACATATCCTTAAATCCTTGTCCGAAAGGTACGACAGTAAATCCCATGCCCTCAAGGTTCTGCACCATCTGAACTGCGCCCCAACGGTCGAAAGCTATCTCTCGGATATTGAAACGCTCACCGAGCCGTTCAATGAATTTCTCAATAAAGCCGTAGTGAACCACATTTCCCTCGGTGGTCTGCAAGTAGCCCTGACGTTCCCACACATCATAAGGGACATGGTCACGGTTTACACGCAGGGTCAGATTATCCTCGGGAATCCAGAAGTACGGCAGAATGATGTATTTGTCCTGCTCATCAAGCGGAGGAAAAACAAGCACGAACGCAGTAATATCCGTGGTTGACGAAAGGTCAAGCCCACCGTAGCAGACGCGCCCCTCAAGTTCGTCCTCATCAACGGAGAATGCGCACTTGTCCCATTTCTCCATCGGCATCCATCGAACCGCCTGCTTTACCCATTGGTTCAGACGCAGCTGTCGGAAAGCATTTTCCTCGCCTGTGTTCTGCTTTGCCGATTCGCAGGCGGCTTTGACCTTATCTATTCCGACCGTAATATCAAGGCTCGGGTTGGCTTTCTTCCACACTTTCGGGTCAGTCCAGTCATCGGATTCATCTGCGCCGTAAATCACGGGATAAAAAGTAGCATCGATTTTCCGACCCTCGATTATGTCTTTGGCTTTCTGGTGCGTTTCATAGCAAATGCTGTGGGTGTCAGTTCCTGCGGTGGTTATAAGAAAATACAGCGGCTGCATTCGTGCGTCACCGGAGCCTTTGGTCATAACATCAAACAGCTTTCGGTTCGGTTGGGTGTGCAGCTCATCAAATACAACTCCGTGGATATTGAAGCCGTGCTTGCTGTACGCTTCAGCGGACAACACCTGATAGAACGAGTTCGTTGGGGTGTATATCAGTCGCTTCTGCGATGCAAGTATCTTTACACGCTTTGACAGCGCAGGACACATTCGCACCATATCCGCTGCGACATCAAACACGATAGCCGCCTGCTGTCTGTCGGCGGCGCAGCCGTAAACCTCGGCTCGTTCCTCACCGTCACCGCAGGTGAGGAGCAGCGCAACAGCGGCGGCAAGCTCGGACTTGCCCTGCTTCTTCGGTATCTCAATGTACGCCGTGTTGAACTGCCGGTAACCGTTCGGTTTCAGCGTTCCGAACAGGTCGCGAATTATCTGCTCCTGCCAGTCGATAAGCTCGAATGGCTTTCCCGCCCATGTGCCTTTGGTGTGGCAGAGGTTCTCAATGAAAGCCACGGCGTAATCAGCGGCGGATTTGTCATATACCGAAGTTTTCAGCTTGAACTTTGTCGGCTTGTACTTTTTCAGCTTTTTTATATCATCACCCCCAGAACGAGGAAAACCGCCCTCGGGCGGCTTTCGCAAGTGTTTAATTGTATTCGTGTATCAGTATCGCAAGCGCCTTTTCGGCTTCGGGGGTCTGGAGTTCAACGTCCTCGCCCCGGTCGTAGTTGTAAACGACCCTGCCGTCCTGCTTTAACATCAGCTTGGAAATCCTGCCGCCACTGATTCCGTATTCCTCGCTTGGCTCTTCGTAATGCTTTACCCAGTATGTTATCGAAACCATTCTGCCGTTGCTGTCCTTAACTCCGATTGCGCCCTGTTTCCACATAATCTCTTCCTCCATGTGTTTTTTTTGTTGTACACATATTAACTCTAAAGTCGCATTATATCAAGCAGTTTTCGGATAATATAGTACACAAATATCAGCGGTCAGAACTGTGTGTTTTATTGTGAATGATACTGATAATCTTTTCCTGCTCGTCAGCGGAAACACCTATGCTTTCTAAGGCTTCCCGTGTGCCACAATCCGGGCAAATCTGCGTGTTGGGGTACTTTCTCGAAAGAGCGGGAACACCGCCGTACTGTGCCCCACAGCGGGGGCAGGTGCGAAGTTCTGTTGCGTTATCTGATTTCATTTGCAACCCTCCTGCTGTTGTTCAGCGCTTCGAGAAGTATACTCTCGTCAAAGCCAAAATTGCTGTAACCCTCAAGGCAGGTTCTCACATAAGAACCACTCGGCAAACCCAGCGGTCGCTCCTCGTGCATGATGTACACGAATGCCTTTCTGACCACAGTTTTTCCCGAGAAATATTTCACGGGCAAGTCGAGTTCAGCCTTGTAGTAAAAAGTCGGGAAACCCTCGTACACATCAAGCCGTTCTTCATCGGCAGGTTCGACCGACCAGACTGCAACAGGAACTTCCGCTCCCACCTTTGGCTCAATCGTGAGGTAGGCTCCGGTCTTACTGCCTTTGAAAAGCAGTTCGTAGTCCTTAATTACCGCAGTCCCCACCGGTTTTGCCGTAGGACAACGCAGCGCCATTTGTCGAATGTTCAAGTTGCTGCCGTAAGCGAGATAGTATTTTTTCATAGTGATAATCCTTTCCGAAAGGTTCAGTTTCAGAAATCACCTTTCTACCACCAAAAGCCCCACGCTGTGGTGGGGAGTTGGGGGCAGGAAGCTAACTCCTGCTTACTGCGGCCTACTCTGCCGCCCTTGGTTCGGCGGCGTCCGTGCCGCCGTTTTGGGGCGGCGTGCAGACATCGTGTCTGCCGTTTCTGAAAGCCGTGTCACCCTCGAGCCGCTTGGTGTAAAGCTCCCTTGCGGTCTTGAACTCGTCACCGATGAAGCCGAGCCGTAAAAGCCATGTTCTCATTGCGTACTTGGGGTTTTCGGTCTGCTGAGGATTTGCGCTTGCGGTCTTGACTTGCTTGGCAAGCTGGCTGAGCGCCAAGCAAAGCTGAATGTAGCTTTTCAGTTGACCTGCGTGAAGTCCGTTCTTCTTGTCACCGCAAGGTGCATCGAATTGGAAAAGTCTAAACTCAATCGTTCCCTTTGTAAAGGTTGCGTGCAGGTTCAGCATATGGTAGCGGCTCTCGTTGTAGTGCGCCGACCTGCCGTAATCCGCGTTCTGACTGCCGTACCAGGTGTCCGCAAGCGCCGCCATGGTTTTCGGCTTTTTGCGGTTGAGTTCCACCAGGAAATCCTTGCTGACCGTACGGCAGTAGCGGCTCATGCGGCTTCTGTCGAGGTTCAAGGCGCTTGCTAAAAGGCTTTCGTGGCTTGCCATAATGTTTGCAAGGTTTCGCAAACTTTGCGGTGTGTGCCCCTTGGCTCCAATGTGAATGTGAACTCCGCAGCCCCTTGTTGCGTCGCTCTTTGCGCCCGCTTTCCGAAGTCTGCGGATAAGCTCCTGCAAGGTTTCCATATCCTTGTAGGTGAGGATTGGGGTAACCATTTCGCATTTCTCGCTGTCGGGTCCCGAAATGCTGACGTCCTTTTGGAATTTCCATTCGCGACCCGCGCCGTCCCATGCGGAGTAGGTATCGTAACCGTTGCGGCCTGCGGTGTGCTCGTGTCTGCCTGTTCCGAAGAACTCGGCGGCAAGCTCCGCGGCTTTTGTTCTTGTAATGTTATTCATTTCAACCTCGACCCCTATGCTCTGGTTCATCATTTCTTCAATCTGCTTGGTGGTTTTCTCGTTCATTTTTGTATCCTCCGTTTGCTTTGTTTCCCTTACGGTACACACATATTAACTCTAAAAGCAGTATATAGCAAGCGGTTTTACCACAATATATTGAACGAAATACACACGCAGAAATTGTGTATATCAGCCATGGATTTTGCGAACTACATCAACACCGAGAACAGCATTCAGCCCGGAGCCGTTATCCCAGCGGACAAGCAGATTTCCGATATCGTCAACCCCTCGTACAGTACCTCTTGTGCCTTTCGGAGGAGCTTGCGGGTCGTCCATTGATATTAGCTCAACTCGGCAGCCGACCGGGTACTCTCGGCGGTACTGCTCGATTGTTTCTTTACTCGGAAACTTCATTTGCAGCACCTCCATTTCTGAAAGCCGATGAGCCTATGAGATTTCTCAGCAGTATCTTCCGCTCGGTCTTGTACTCCGAACCGATAAATCCCAGCCGCAGGAGAAAGCAGCGGAATGCGTACTTGTCGTTGTCTGTTTCCTTTTCTTTAGCCGTAACCCTCTTCGCATTTGCGGCGAGTTCGCAGAGCGCCGAAATGAAATGCGTGTAAGCCTTGCATTCGTCAGCGCCGCAGTCTGCGAACCAGGGAAACCTCACCGTGCTGTCCGTGACCTCAATCGGCAGGCTCTCCAACGCTAAGGCTCTGCGGATAAGTCTGCCTTTGGCTTCGAGCAGCTTGGTAAGGTTATCCACCGCAGTACCCTCAAGCGGAACTTCCACCGTAAGCCCCACAGATTCGCCGTGTTCGGCGCTGTCGGTGTCTGCGGATACTTCCTCGCTTGCCGTTTCCGGCTGCTCTGTGGCGCTTGTGTCGGCAACTTCGGCAATGAATCCACGCTCTGCAAGGAACTCAAGCAAGTTCTCGATTTCCTCACTGTCGGCTCTGTCATCAAATTCAAGGTTGCCCTCGCGGGTCACCGTGAAATAGTCGATTCGGTAAGCGTAGGTCGGTGTCCTCATGTAAACCGCGTCCGCTCCCGTGAACTCGCTGATGGCTTTCACAAGCGGTTTTCTGTCCTGCGCGTTGTAGTAAATTGTCATTGTATGTACCTCCATTTCCTTTCGGTACTACACATTTTACTCGATTACAAGGATAAGTCAACGGGATATTAACAGAAAGCCGCACATTCTGCGTTATGCACAATGTACGGCTCAACTATTAGTCTATAATGTAAACTCTGACTTCCACGCCGAGTTTGCGGCAGTTGTCAATGACAAATTTCGTACCTCGTGATTTTCCATCCCAGAACGCAATCACGATATCCGAATACTCAATTATCGTGATATTCCGTTTCAGCGGAGCGCTCCTGCCGTATTTCGTGTATTCCGGCAGGAACTCCGTCAGCTTTATTCCGTGCGCCAAAGCATACTCCCTTGCGGAAGTATCCACTCCCTTAGCACCGCCGGACACGATTTCCGTGGTATTTTCGGGGAGATATCTGCTTAAATCACTCACGCTTAGCCCTCTTGAACCAATTACAGCTACTTTCATGTTGCCCTCCTTGTAAACGCATTATGAACGCACTTTGAACTCACTCCATACATTATAGCACATTGTGATGTTAAAATAAACACATATCGGATATAAACAGGAGGAGTTTTATGGCTATCAAGAGTTTATCCATCAGAATTGACGATGAAATGCTCGACAAACTGCATTACGTTGCCGATTATGAGGCTCGTTCCGCAAATGGGCAAATCATCGTTCTGATTCGTGAGTGCATAGAAAAGTTTGAAGAAAAGCACGGAAAAATCGTACTCGGCGATAAGCCGGGTTCAGCTAATTCCGACAAGAACTGACCCATACAATCCCCGAAAACACACGGCAAAGCCACACCATTACCCCACAGCTTGTACTCCGCAGAGTCGCTGTGGGGATTTTTCAGCCATGTGAGAATCTGCTTTTCGGACTTCGGCTTGACTGCGCCGCCAACAATTTTGCGATGAGTTTCAAACACATCTTTCCAGAACGTCAATTCTTCATCTGTAGGCTCGTCCGTTCCGAGATCTGCGCACCACCAGTCGGGAAATCCCTGCAAACGGGCGCACTCCGTTGGAGTAAGCCTGCGGACTATGTATTCCGGAGAATTCACGGTCGGCGGGTCTTTGTAATCGCTTGCGACAAGCGTGTTTGCAAGGTTTTCCTCGGCTTCGGTATGATAGGAATTCTTGCTTGGGCTGTAAACAAGCGTTTCAGAGCCTCCTCCGTACATTCCACCTGCAGCTCGGAGCGCTCCGCATTTATCGTTTTCGCTGTACTTGGTGTAGCTGTCCTGCGAAAATGCTACTGCGTGGCGGTCGGTGGCGTTCAGCGTGAACGAAATGTCCTCGTTAATGCCGCTGCCTTGCGGGCCATTTTTATCGGCTCTGCCAATCATTGAACCCTGGACGGACACGACTGCTACGCCGCCTTGATTTGAGTCGGGAGAATTACCGCCCGTATCTATCGTCCGTGAGGTATCTGTTTCGTAGCAGTTCTGCCGCGCGTTTTTCGTTCCGTCAGATGTAAAACGAACATCAAAACAGCGTGTATCTTCAACCACGAACGGCTGATTGTTGCCGCCTGTCCCGTAGGTTGAAGAAACCGTCGGAGCAACGCCGTGCAATTCGGTGTATCGTGTGTCCTGCGAGTGATTTTCGTAGACAGTCGCAGGGACTGTTCCGGCACGGAGCGTTGGAGCAGTTTCCTCCTCATAGCCTATTCCTCTCGCATTTGCAGAATGTTCGGTACAGAACCCTGCTGCGGATTCCATCACGCAGGGCGGATGTCCGTGTGTTTCCGCACGGAGAGTTGCGGTTATATCGCACGATATTTCTATCGACTGTCCACCCTGGTCGTTCAAGCAGACTGCGCCTGTCGTTCCAGTGCAGCCTTCAGCAGCGGCGGCAGCTCTTTGCCACGCTTTGAAGCCCTCTGCAGAATACCCCGACAAGCCTTCGGACTCAAGCAGTATTTTTCCGGCGCATTCGCTATCAAAATCTGCGATAAGGAAGATTCTTCGGCGTCTCTGGGGTACCCCCCAGTATTGTGCGTCAACCACTCGCCAGGCGAGGGAGAAATTGTCTGCCACGATGTTTCCTGCGGCTGTCCATTTCTCACATTGAGGAACAGAAACGCTTTCGCCCTTGACCTGACACAGGCTTTTGAGGACTGCTCTGAAATCCTCGCCCTTGTTGGACGAGAACGCTCCGGGGACATTTTCCCAGACTGCAAATCTCGGGTATTTGCCATTTGTGGCGCACCTCATTTCTTTTATAATTCTGACCGCTTCATAAAAAAGACTTGAACGAGAACCGTCTAAGCCGTTTCTTTTACCGGCAATGCTCATATCCTGGCACGGACTGCCGAATGTGATTATATCCACGGGCGGGAGTTCCGCGCCGTTCAGCGAGGACACATCTCCGTAATGCTTGATTTGCGGCAGCCGCTTTGTGGTTACCCGAACGGCGAACGGCTCAATTTCCGATGCCCACAGCGGTTTTATTCCTGCAAGCAGTCCTCCGAGCGGAAAACCACCGCTGCCGTCAAACAAGCTGCCGAGCGTGAATTCATCCTTCATCGGCAACCTCCAGTTCAGCATAAGGTATTGTCTTGCCGTCACGAACCACCGAAACACCATCAGAAGAACCGACCTGCTCAATATACCGCTTTACAATAACATCGCAGAATTTCTCGTCAAGTTCGATGGTGTGGCATATTCGGTTCGTCTGCTCACAGGCGATAAGCGTACTGCCCGAACCGCCGAACGGGTCGAGCACGATACAGTTGCTCATGCTTGAATTCTTTATCGGATACGCAATAAGCGGAATGGGCTTCATTGTCGGGTGGTCGCCGTTCTTCTTCGGTTTGTCGAACTCCCATATTGTCGTCTGCTTGCGGTCGGAGTACCACCGGTGCTTGCCGTTTTTCTTCCAGCCGAACAGGCACGGCTCATGCTGCCACTGATACGGCGAGCGCCCGAGAACAAGCGACTGCTTCTTCCAGATACAAGTTCCGGACAGGTAAAATCCCGCGTCAGAAAACGCTTTGCGGAAGTTAAGCCCCTCTGTATCTGCGTGGAAAACATAGATGCTTGCATCGTTCGCCATAGCTTTCTCCATGCAGGTGAAAGCGTCAAGCAGAAATTGGTAGAACTTCTCGTTTTCGAGATTGTCGTTCTTGATTTTTCCCGCCGAGCCCTCATAATTCACATTGTAGGGCGGGTCGGTAACCACAAGATTAGCCTGTTTGCCGTCCATAAGGAGCTCGTAGGTTTCCTGCTTTGTGCTGTCACCGCAGACAAGTCTGTGATTACCGAGGAGCCAGAGGTCACCGGATTTTGTAATGAAAGGTTTTTCCATCTCGGCGCCCACATCGAAATCATCGTCCTTGGTATCGGAATCATCGTCAAAGAAAGCAGCGAGTTCCTTTTCATCAAAGCCCGTCAGCGAAAGGTCAAAATCCTCCGCCTGCAGCGCTTCGATTTCGACTTTCAGCATTTCCTCGTCCCAGCCAGCGTCAAGAGCCATTCGGTTATCCGCGATTATGTACGCTTTCTTCTGAGCAGGAGTAAGATAATCTACAAACACACAAGGCACTTCGGAGATGTTCTCGGCTTTCGCAGCGAGAATTCTTCCATGACCTGCTATGACGTTGAAATCCCTGTCGATGATAACGGGATTGATAAAGCCGAACTCACGAAGCGAGGAACGAAGCTTGTTCAGCTGTTCCGGCGAATGGGTTCGGGCATTGTTGACGTATGGTATCAGCTTGTCAATCGGGACAAGCTGCATTTCACTGGTCGTATTCATCTGCCGTTCCTCCTTTTCAAGACCTTGTGCAAGCCTTTTCTAGCGTCCATGATGTTGCCCTTGACCGCCTGTCCCTTAATGGTTCGATATTGCTGTGCGGTTAGGTTCGGTCGGTTGCTTTTAAGTTCTTTGAAAAATTCGATTGTTTCTTTAGGCATAATAATTATCCTTTCCTTGAACGGAGGAGTTTCTCCATTGTGTCGTTCAAATCATCGCCGACAGGTTCGGTGCAGTTCTCCTTGACTATTCCGTAAATTTCATACCAGATGAGATTTGCGTTCTTCTGAAACTGCTGCGACATCTGCACGAATGGCGAAGCAATGACGCCGCCCGTGGTCGGGTGCTTGCCGAGCAAGCCGTAAGTGCTGATTGCCTCCTCGCACTGAATGTATCTTGCGTATGCCTGCGCATAGGCTTCGATGAGCCGCTTGTTTACGAGGTTCTCGCAGCTGCGCTGTTTAAGCCACAGCCAGGTTTCACGGTATATATCGTCAGCGCCGAGCGGAACTCCGTTCTTCTGCCGTGCCGACAGATAGTCGCTTGGCTTTGGCATATCCGAGCCGTTCAGAACAGCACCCTCCGGCAGGTCGACTGCTTCAAGTTCCGCAGTGTCAAGCGTGGGTACATCGTTGCTCATGATTTTTACCGGCAGACCTTTCTGCTTTTTCTCTGCGGCAGGAGCGGGTTTATCTCCGGCGCGAACCCGTCTGCCGCCTCTGTTTGTGCCGTCCTTAGCCATGATTTTCACCTCCGCAGGACAAAAAAAGGACGGTTCGCGCCGTCCGAAAATATATTCATGGTTTAATACCCCGTTTGAACCCCGGTTTTTGCACACGAAGCCCCAGGCCGCTGTCCGCTTGTATTAGTCCCGGAGATTTTGACCGCCCCTACCGGTCGCCGAGGTCGTGGTGTATTTTCGTGTGGCATGACTGACACAGCGACATCAGATTGCTGAACTCACTGTCACCGCCTTGCGATACAGGCTTGATGTGGTGAACCTCATCAGCGGGTGTCAGCTTTCCTTGTTTCAGACACATCTCACACAGTGGGTGCTGACTTATGTATCTGCTGCGAATACGTTTCCACGCTCTTCCGTAATGCTTATTGGTATCGGGACTGCGTTCGTACTTGTTGTAACTGCGCCGTGCCGATTGCTCGTGTTTCTTGCAGTACTGACCGACACACAGGTTCGGGCAGCCGGGAAAGGAACAGGGACGCTTGGGTTTCGTGGGCATTGGGTTCACCTCTTTCAAAAGAAAAGCCCTGCGGAAGTCCGCAAGGCTCTCTGTATATTTGTCTATTGTAAGTATAACATATTATAGAGTGTGTATCAAGATGAATTAGGAGTGAAGTGAGGTGAAGTCTAATGCTGTATTTTCTGAAAATTCAAGACGGCTTTATCGTGTAGCTCCATTACCCACCTTTTTGAGTAATTCATCTTTGCTCCGATATCTCTCCATGAAAGAAACAGCAGATACTTGTACCGTAAAATAACACGCTCGTTTACATTGTCAAGTCTATCAATCACCTCACCGATTTCGCATTTTAATATTGCAAGGTGCTCCTCGTCCTGTCTGATTTCCTTTTCGAGTTCGATGGCTTTCTCGGTAAATCTGACAAACGGTGCTTCACCGCTCCTCGTTCCCGATAAATGCTCCTCAAATCTGCACCCCGAAACACTTGTCGATAAATCACGGTAGCTTTGGAGTTCAGCTCGTTTATCGTTGATTTGCTTGTTAAGAACTGCTGCCTGTTCCAAATACTCCTTTGCTGTCACTTATTTCACCTCCGCCTTGACCGCATCTATCAATGCCGATTGTGTGCGGTCTTTGTTTTTTAGTGCCTTCAATATCTTCTCGTCAATAGTGCCTTTCGCAATGATATGCTGAATAACCACGGTTTCTGCTGTCTGACCTTGCCGCCAGAGCCTTGCGTTTGTCTGCTGATACAGTTCAAGACTCCATGTAAGTCCGAACCACACAAGAGCCGAACCACCGCTTTGTAAATTCAACCCGTGTCCCGCAGAGGCGGGGTGAATAAGTGCTACGGGTATTTCTCCCTTGTTCCAACGGCTAATGCTATCGGCTGTGTCAAGCTTTGTACAAGGAATATGCAAACTTGACAGCCGCTCGGAAATACGCTCCAAATCGTGCCTGAACCAATAAGCCACCAACAGCGGTCTGCCATTCATGCTCTCGATTATATCTTCCAAAGCGTCAAGTTTTCGGCTGTGAATGTTGATTGTATCACCGTTATCATCGTAAATTGCACCATTTGCCATCTGCGACAGCTTGTTTGAAAGACTTGCTGCGTTTGCGGCGGTGATTTCTCCGTCATCAAGGGTGAGAACTAACTCTTCCTTGAGGTCATCATATTTTTCTTGCTCTTTTTCCGAAAGCTGAACCGTGTATTCCGTTGAAATGAGTTCGGGCATTTTTAAGTGGTCGGCAGCTTTCATAGAAATTGTGATGTCGGAGATTTTGTCATATATCCGCTGTTCGGCATCGGGCAGTGGTTTGTAACTGTAAATTATCTGCCCGTTTCGCTTGTCTGGTAAGAAGTGGTTCGTGCGATACTGCCCTATAAACCGCCCGAGCCGCTCTCCCATATCCAGCAGCTTGAACTCTGCGAATAAATCCATAAGTCCGTTGCTTGAGGGAGTTCCCGTAAGCCCAACTATGCGTTTCACCTTTGGTCTGACTTTCATCAAAGCCTTAAAACGCTTTGTGTTATGGTTCTTGAAGGAGGACAGCTCATCAATTACAAGCATATCAAAATCAAAGGGAACACCGCTTTCCTCAACAAGCCAGCCGAGGTTTTCCCGGTTGATGATGTAAATATCCGCGGGTGTTCGGAGTGCTGACAACCTTTCGGTTTCAGTTCCCACCGCCACGGAATAACGCAGCATTCTCAAATGCTCCCATTTCTCAACTTCCTCGCTCCAAGTGGTTCTCGCCACCCGAAGGGGTGCAATCACCAGAACTTTATGTACATCAAAGCTATCGAACAACAGGTCGTTTAATGCCGTCGGCGTTATGCTTGTTTTGCCTAAGCCCATATCAAGGAATATCGCACAAGCGGGAGTATCCTTGATGAACTCTGTTGCATACCGCTGATAGCTATGTGGACTGTATTTCATCAATTATCTCTCCAATCTGTTGAGGGTTGTCCAGTACAAACACCTTGAACCCCAGTCTGCGGAGTAGTCTGTGCCTTGCCAATTGCAGTGGTCTTGGTTTTTCTCCCGATGCTTTTACCTCCACAAAGCCGATTTTCCCACCGGGCAGAAGAACTATTCTGTCGGGAACCCCATCGTAACCCGGCGATACGAACTTAAGTGCCAGACCGCCGATTTCCTTTACTTCCGTCAAAAGTTTGTGTTCAATTACTTTTTCTCGCATAAATCGCTCCTTTAGGTGGAGGTCGATGACGGTCGTTACATAAACTATTCTATAGGACTATTTTTATCAATTTTTCAGCCCTAAAGGGGGTTTTATACCAAGACCTCCATCGACCTCCACCGTGGCGGCAGCTTCTGCCTTTATGACTCAATCGTCAAATTCTGACTTCAGCTGAAGCCCCATTATTACGTTACCCACCTTTGTTTTCTTTCTCGAAAAACCTGCAATTTCAAGAGCAGTATAGAACTCCGTAGTGCTTCGTGCAAACTCTCCGTTTCTCGTACAGTACGCACGATACTCCTGATACAACTCACCCGATTTCTGAGTGTAGGTCTTGTCTACCTCGCAGCAATCCTCAATAAAAATAGAAAGCCAGTCGTTATTGTCACGGTATTGATTGATAGCGTCCTCCACAACTTTCGGCACAGACAGCTTGAAATTCGCTGCTATTACCTTTTGCGCACCCTCAATAATCCAGGTAAGAATAGCACCTCCCGCGTTCTCCACAAGGTAATCAGCATAGTTCTTGACATCGGAGTTTCCCTTGATTTTTGCATTGAACGGAATAACAATAAGCCTGCGCCAAGTTCCGTCGTCATTCGCTCCAACCCTAGGAAGGTGGTTGGTGTACAGCACAAGCGTGTGGGTAGGAATGAACTTGAACGGGTCTTTGTATTTTTTCTCGGCTGACACCTCATCGGTGGAACACAGCTGTTTTACGATTGATGTATTCAAGCGGACACCTTCTTCAAGTTCAGCAGCTATTACAAGCCTTTTGCCCTTGAGTTCAGCCATTTCAGGTTTGACATTTCGCTTGCAGCCTACGGTCAGAGCGTCCGCGGATATAGTTCCGCTGTAACTGCCGAGAACCCTCGCTATTGCGTTCCAAAAGGTGGATTTACCGTTACTGCCTTCACCGTAGGCTATAATAAGCGCCTCTTGATACACTTTGCCGATTGCCGCTAATCCTACCGTTTGTTGAACATACTCGATAAGTTCAGCATCGCCGCAGAAGAAGTTATCCACCGCAGACAGCCACAAGTCCGTGTTATCGTTTGAAGGAGATACCGAGGTCATTTTGGTTATAAGATTTTCCGCACTGTGTTCGCTTGCGCCGTTTATACCAAGCCGCAGTTCATAGGTAGCAGTAGGAGTATTAAGCAGAAATTCTCCTGTGTCAAACTCGCTGATATTGCGCAACAGCATAGGCTTTGCCGCCTGCAACGCAGAAACTATGTATTTCATATCCCGGCGCTTCATAACGAAAGCCTTATATGATACCGCATTGCAGTATTCGAAGTAAGCATTCTGACTTTTCTCGTCAATGGCTTTTGAAAGTGCCTTACCTCCGGCAGATATGGTTTCCTTATCGACACCCGCCTTTTCAAGAGCCTTCTTTGCTTTAGCAACAGCATTTTCTGCTTCGTCAAGCTGACGGTCAAGAAAATCCTCGCAAGCGCCGACAGCAAGCTGCTTTGACTCGGCCCAGTGCGTACCGTCATAACGCATATAATCGGTGGAGTCGGTGTAAACCAGTTCCCCGTTATACTCTCTTGCCAAAACCTTTGCTTGTCCGATATCTGAGAAATCTTCCGGACAGAGGTTGAAATCCGCATTATACTGCTCCGGAGCAATATATCCGACCTGCTTTTTTACCTTACCGTAGAATTTCTGTGCGCTGTGCCAGATGGTAGAGAGTTCAGCATCATCAAGCGGCGGTGAGCACTTTGCCGCTTCATCAAGAAAAGCCTGTCGAGCCTTGTCGCAGTCACCGTATTTTTTTAGAACTCTCCCCGCAAAGTGTGATAAAGTAGCATTACGATTACCTTCGGGAATTGTTACATCTCCATACTGCCCTTGCGACATATTTTCGTCAAAGTCATCACAGAGTTCTGTTCCGTGGGTAACGCTCGCCAAATGTTCGGTCAAATTCATAAAACCGGGATAGATTTCAACTTTCGGGTTTGGCGTTCCGTAAAAGAACCGTGCCGCGTCAAGTGCTTGTGTGTCAAAGTACGGGAACAGCGAGTTCACTTGTTTCTTCATCTCGCTGTAAACCGCCGGGTCACTTACATAATCAATCGGGAAAAGCACGTGAAATTTTGGTCTTGCCGGCTTTCCGTTTTTAGCTTTATTGTGATTGCGGCTATAATGAACAGCAAAAGTAACTCCAGGGAAAGCATCTGCCACATCTTCGGGAGTTACCCAATCTTCGGGATTTTCTGAATGGTCGTTGTCGCAATCCACCGGAAGACAATCGCTGCCGATAAAGTTGCTGTTTGAGCGATAGTTGTTCTTGTACTCGGCACAAACATAGTCATTCAAGACGGCGGCTTTGAGGTCGCTGTCGTCCTTGATACTAGCCTTGTGCGGATATAAACAATTTGAAGGGACGCCCGCCCGGTCTGCACTGTAAATTGTAAACATCAGTCTTTTACCTCCTTGATTTCATCGCAAAAATACTTGATAGTGTATTCCTTTCGTCTTGCGTACTCAATCTCCTCAGCCATACCGTTGGAGATTGTTTTTCCGAAAACCCACACTTCCGCACACTTGCTCATCAGTGCATTTCCACAATGCAGTCCCAACATTCGTTCCAGTCTGTCACCATCATTCAGAAACTGCGGAAACAGAAGATGCGGCGCAATCGGGATATATCCGGCATCAACAGCAAACCTGCAATATCTTCTCGCATTTGCTATATTAACCTCAACATCACCCGAATATGGCGAACATATATACACGATAGGTCGATATGCTTTAACTGCTCTTTCTTCGTTTTCTACTGCTGTCAGTGCGGCGTATGCCGTGGGGTCATAGTAGCACTCACTGTTGTACTTCCCTATACTCATAAGAACTCCTTTCCGGGCAGAAGCTGCCGCCACGGCAGAGCCTGCCCCGCTGGCAGAGTAAAATCTCCGCCCATAATATCCAATGGAAACAAAAACATACTTTGAGCCATATTTTCTAGTCTTTCTTATAAAATTCACATTCATATCCGTCTGCACGGAGCAGTAAACCGCTTGCGTAGGGCGGTGTTCTGCCCATAACCTCGCAAACTTCCGCAAGAGATGTGTCCTTGTCGCACTCGATAATTACCTCATCGTGAACGTGAGCGACAATACCCCAACTCCGCGACAGGTTTTTCATAGCATAGCAGAGGATATCACGGCTGATTGCCTGTACGATATTCTCCACGAATTTCGGACCGTAGCTCTCAAGTCGCTCCCATTTCTTAGTTGCTCCAATGCCCTCGTAGGTTACTGACTCGCCGCCAAAGCGGTTCTCGCCCATACGGGGTTTGATGTACGACAGCCGCCTGCCGCTCGGTAACTCGATAAACAGAATACCGCTTTGGTAGATAAACTTGATATTGTGCGTTTGGGTTGTGGTGCGCATTTTCACCGTTTCCTTAACACAGCGGTCAACCTCCCACCAAAACCGCACTATATTCGGGTTAGCGGTTCTCCAACTGTCAACGAGCGGCTGCAGCTCGTCTTCAGCAAGTCCCATTTCTATCGCACCCATTGCCTTCAAAGCACCTACCGAGCCGCCGTAACCGAGAGCCAGTTCCGCAATCTTGCCTTTCTGCCGCAGATGTCCGTTCACTCCGTGCTTTTCGACAGGCACACCGAACATCTGACTTGCAGACGCACAATAAATATCTCCGCCTGTTCTGAAAACCTCCGACCGCCATTTTTCTCCCGAAAGCCAAGACAGCACTCTCGCCTCAATTGCAGAAAAGTCTGCAACTATGAACTTGTGGTTATTCTGCGGCACAAATGCCGTACGGATAAGCTGTGACAGGGTATCGGGGATATCCTCGTAGAGCATTTCCAGAGCGGTATAGTCGCCGCATTTGACCAGTTCTCGAGCCTGTTCCAAGTCGGGTATATGGTTCTGAGGGAGGTTCTGCAACTGCACATTTTTGCCTGCCCACCGACCTGTTCTGTTCGCTCCGTAAAACTTGAACATTCCTCTCGCACGATTATCATTGCAGACAGCGTTCTCCATAGCGGTGTACTTTTTCACCGAGGATTTCGCAAGCTGCTGACGGAGTATGAGCACCTGTTGCAATTCAGCCGGAGCAGATTTAATAAGTTCTGCCACAGCCTTTTTGCCGAGTGTGTTGGTTTCAAGTCCGTTCTCGGAAAGCCACTGTTTCATCTGCGTTACCGAATTGGGGTTTTCAAGGTTGGTGAGGTCTTGCATAGCAGTAGTGAGCGTCTTTCGAGAACGTTCGTCAAAGGCAATTGCATTTCGGACAAGCTCCATATCCAAGCATATACCTCGGTCATTTATCCGTTGGTCGAGGTGATATTCCTCCCATACGAACTCGGGTACGGGGAACTTTGATAAACGGCTCTGTATTGACATTTCCACCTCAACATCACGCTTGTTGTAGGACTTGAATAACCGCCATTTCTCGGGAGCGTGAGTGGGTAGATTTCGGGTTCTGCCACCATTCGCCTTTGTAGGCAAGCACGGTACACAAAAATACTTGATTAAATCCTTGCCCTCTTTGAGTTTCTGCTGTTCCAGTCCAAGAACCGCTCCCGCTCCCTCAAGCGACAGCGGCAAGCCTAAATATGCTGCCCAAGTCATTGTGCATTTCCAAGAGGTGGGGTCTAGGTATTCTCCATTGGATAATCCAAGATATTTTGACAGGCATATTCGCTCAAAATTCGCATTAAATGCCCATTTTGTAACGCTGTTGTCGGTTATGGCAGAGAGAATTTCAGGCGGGATTTTCTCACCGCCTGCAAGGTCAACTGCCTGCACTTCTCCTCCGTCAACAGAGTAAGCGAACAGCAGTATCTCAAACTGCGGTGACTCTGCATACTTATACACTCCGCATTTGGGAAGGTCAACATCAGAGTAGGTTTCAAGGTCTATTGATATATTTATCAAATTCTTCTCCTATTCTAAAAAGCGGTGGCAGCTTAAGCCACCACCGCATTAGCCATTACTTTGTCTTATGCTTTCTTCTCGTCTTGAAGTATTCAATGGCAAACTGTATCAGCGTTATAATACTGCTGATAATATTACCCGCCGTCCAGCCACAGCAAATCGCAAATAAAACAGTTTCAGTTGGTGTCATGATGTGTATCCTCCTTAAGACAGAAAATCGTCACCATCGTCCGTGTCGAAATCGTCCTCGGCTCTGGACTTGCCGCCGAGCGGCTCACCATCACGAATCTTCTGAAGGTTATTGAGCCCGCAAGCGATGCCCTTGTTCCCGTTCGAGTTGAAAGCATAGAAATTGATTGACGCTCTGCCGTAAACACCGCTGTACACCTCTGAGGTATCGATAATAGGCTGACGGTCAGCGTCCACGATACCGGGTGCGGTAGCGGAATTCGCGTTGATAAAATAAGCGTTAGCGTAAGCAGGGTCATCGGGGCGTTCTGTGTCACCGTCACGCAGAGGTGTCTTGAGAACGGAAAGTGCGGGAACGCTCTTGACGTTGCCTTGGAGGCGGCTTCCGCCCTTGAGCTTGCTTTCGCCCTCCTCGTAAGCCGCCTTAATAGCAGCCTTGACCTTATCAACCGTTACGGTGTCGGACTTGGGGATAATGAGCGAAACGCTGTACTTCGGTGCACCACCGTTGATTGACTTCGGCTGCCATACATTTGCGTAAGACCAGCGGGTGTTGGGCCCTGTGATTACCTTTGTGGGATTGTTAATCTTTGACATATCAGTTATCCTCCTTGAAATCGTCTGCTGCAGTTGCAGCGTTATTCTTGAGTGCCGGACGCTTGTCCGATTTTGGTACTAAAGTTGGCTTGCCCTGCGGCTTTTCAATTAAGCCACCGAGCAGTTCATCAAATTTTGCCTTGCCGAGCAATCTTGTCATAGCGGTGACACCGAGAACCTTGTGCTCGTAGGGGTCAAAACCCGCTGATGTTACTGCATCTGCAACGGCTTTTTCATCTGTGTATTTGCGGTTGGAACGTCCCTCAACAAGTTTCCAGTCTGGGTATTCCGTACCGTTAAGTGCTTGTCCGAGAGCGTATTCCTTGATGTCGGTCACCCATGAAACGAGTTGGTCTGCCTTTGCCAGAATTGCCGATATTTCATTATCTTCAAGCATTGCGGGCATCTCGAAATCATAACGGGCGAGTTCGAGATTGTACTCGGCTCGTTTGCGGCAGGTTGCCTTCACACGGCAGAATTGACAGTGCTCACCGGCTTTGAAGTCACCGTCACCCCTTGCCGCAAGCTCAGCGGTAGGTTTCAGCGTGTTTTCAGCCCAATCAATAAGCTCGTCCTTGCCGATAGTGTAAGTGCTTATGTTCTCTCGCCGTGGTTGGAAAATGGTCATACAGACGGAATTGATGTCATAGATGCCATCAAACAACTCCAAAGCACCAAGAGCGTAACACATCATCTGCGGGTTTTCGAGAGCAGATACCTCTATGCCTTTACCGAATTTCATGTCAATTACATACAGCGTTCCGTCCGCAACTATAAGACAATCTCCCGTACCGAAACCTTCCGGAACCCAACGTGAAAAGTCAAGCCGCTGCTCTATCAGCACGATGGGGTCTGGGCAGATGTCCTTGACCTCGGAATACAGTTCGGAAATGTATGTAGCGTACTCATCTGCGCACTGCTCCATTTCCTCGTCATAGTAGGTCAAATTTTCGGTGGGGTCTTTCGACTCCATACCGAGAGCAACCTTTATCTTGTGCTCGCATAGGGTGTGTGCGTCTGTTCCTTGCGCTGCGTATTCGCTTGGGGTTTCTGTGACCGCAGCATTCAGCTTTGCCGAAGGCGGACAATGTAACCACCGCTCACTTGATGATGCCGACAAAAGAGCGTGTGCCTTAGCCATTTCCAAGCACCTCCGCCTCTGCCATAAGCTCACCGTACTTTGCTGGGTCGATAGCGGACAGCTTGTCTGCACCGTACTTTACAAGCAGTGCCTTTACCTCTGCTGTGTACCCCTGGCGGGACTTGTTGGCTAACTTTGCACGGACTTCTTCAAGGGTGAAGGTGTGAACGTGGTCTTGCTTTTCCTGTTCAGGCTCATCTGGATTGCTGAAATACTGCGCGAGCCAATCTGCCGTGTTCTTAATAGCTGCGGCGGCATTTCGCAGTTCTTCTATTGCCGTTGCCATTTCGCTTGTTTTGCCCATCATGGTTTTCTCCTTTCAAAAATTTTTCTGCAGCAAGAACGCTCATGTTTCTTGCCAGTCTTTCGGACACAACGCTGATTGCGGTTAAAACCTCAACAAGTTCGCTGTGTCGCTTGTACTCTGCCTGCTTCATAACTTCACCTCGGTTCTGTAAGTGTTTTTTCGTCTTACACTACTCAATGGAAACGAGATTTTGTTTTGAGCCAAGTTTTATGTGTTTTTTTTAGAAATCCAGCAATTTTCTTAATTCATCACGATAGCGTTTCATTTGACGGGAGAATGTGCGCTGAGGTCTGTCAAGCTTTTTCGCAATAGCACGGTCTGACGATTCTTCAGCAAGCATCTGCCAGATGATTTCACCATCGGGGTCGAGCTCACATAGCCGCTTGAAAAGAGCAGCAAGCAGCAGCTTGTCCTCGGCAATCTTCTCGACATTTGGTGAAGTGTCTGTAACGCTGTCAAGCATTGAATATGTATCGCCATCTCCATTCTCGTTCTCATAGTCGAGAGAAAGCATATCTCCTGCCCTCCGAAACTCGCAGTTGCCGCAATCGGTATCGCAGAGCCAGAACTTGCTCTTAGGGCAGGCACAGCGACCGTGATACTGCTCACGCTTGCGAAACGAATCGTTCGAGCGGTTGATTTCGCGGTAGATGTCATCGGGGACTTCAACCCAAGTTTTCATTCGGCGTATGTACACCTTGTTTTCAACGTGTGATTGCTGGTTTGCATTGTTTGTCATGGATTGTCCTTTCCGCTTGGATGGTGCGGCTAGGACACAAAAAAGGAGCCGATGACACGCTGTTCACCGACTCCTGTACCTAAAAATGGGCATAGTGATGTACGGTGGGTGCATCGGAGTCATCAAGCAGTTTATACTGCTGTGAACCTTATGCATCCCGCCGCCTTTAATGGCCATCTCAAGGCATTGAGATATTGATTTGTGTTTCCCACAAGGGGGACAGGCAGGCTGATTAGCTAAATCTGTCACCACCTGTCAGTTGGCAGAAATTACCCCTTGCCAGATTTCTGTGCTAATGCGCTACCTGCAACAGACTTTGACTTATTGCTATAGCGATTATCACGCAGAATCTTGCTTGCGGTTTTCGCTACAGAACTTGAAGTCTGCTTTATGTTCTTCGGCATATCTTTTCACCCCCTGCTTGTGAAATTATTGAAGAGTTCGCTTCAATATCTTGATTATATCAAAAAAGGAATAAAATTATCTGGACTGTCACTTCGGCTTTTTATACGCAAAAAAAGGCCTTGCAGCCTGCAAACACATCGTTTACAAACTACAAGGTCAAAATACACGTCTATTTTCCCGAACTGACAGTCCGGCTTTTCAAAAAAAATCTTTTAAATTCTTTATACTTTTCCCCATGGGCTAATACCAGCCTCGCGTAACACTTCATTTACATCGATAAGAGGCTCCATATACATCTCTTCCAGGATACGTTCCTGATAGTATCCATCTTCATTATATGGAAAACCTGTTCTTGACTTACGCACCATATCTCTGCTGAAACATGGTTCAAGATGAAGGCCCATACAAAGCGCACATACTGTTCCTATACTCAAGTTCTGAACTTCTTCTTTTCTGAGCTTTGCTATGTAATCTTCTGAAAGGCCAGTCTCTATCGACATTTGCAAATTCGTCATTTTCCTTCCGTCATCTTTTTTCACTCGCATCATGTGCGCATTAAATGTACCAGAAAACGAACTAGGCAAATCTCGGATAATCTGCATGAAACTGCTACCTTCTGATTTCAATTTCTTGACAGTATCTGCTCTATCCTCAACATTCTGGTTTCGGAGATCTCCAGTTCGCTTAGTTTCCACTAAAATACTATCAGTCAGTTCCTTGGATAAATAGCACTGCCCGTAGTATTCAAAGTTATAACTTCCATCCGATTGAAAGCTTCTCTCGAATACCATGCAGCATTCATCAGCGTTATCTCTACCATATGTAGTCAGCACAAGCTCTCCCTTCATGAAATCATCTCGTGCCGGTTCTACATACAATGGATCATTCACCACAACAAAACATTCTGCATAAACAAAAAGCTCCTGCTCTATGAGAGAAGCGAACTCTGCATCTGTTTTTATTAAATGCTCGTAGCTTTTTCTATCGATTACGTAGGTTTGATTTTTGCTTAGTGAATGCCTTTTAAATGAAATCGGATTTACATAGAACTTCTCAGAATACAAGAAAGTTCCTTCTGCTTCCATTATTCCAAGCTGTATTGCTCTTACTTTAGCTTCATATCTGGAAACTCCAAACAACTTTGCTACCTTTTCTAACGCTGTTTCCAAATGTTCTCCCTGATAAAACACCGGTGAAAAGTTATCGTCATAGCAATCCTGAAGAGCATCCAAGAATATAGTTCTCGGCATCACAATTCTCGGTGCCAAGTTATTGGCCTGCCATTCTGCCCACCATATCGCTTTTTGTATTCCTGTCATATTTTCTGATGGCATTTCAGGCACAACTTCACACGATAACTGGTTCGCATTTTCATCCAGTAAAGCAAGTATTTCAAAAAACTTTTGATGTAAATCCCAATGAATAAGCTCGTGAGCAATAGTGTTTAATGCGCTTCCGAAATTACCCAAAAAGTGATGCTGCCTATTTACTACCAACGTTCCAGCAGGGACTTCACTTTCTATTTCTGTTTTAGGCAAAGGGTAATAATTACGCCAATACTTTATTGTTGTGGGCTTAAAATACATGCGCCCAAATACATTATCCGGGAGATTTGATTCCACTGCTTGGATTCCCATTTTGCGCATAATATGGCCATAAGGGAGTTGCCATTCATTGTAGATGGCATCCAAACAGTAACGTTCAAAAAAGTCATCTGCTATATCTTCAAGGTCATCGGTGCTTATATATGGAATCATATATGCATCCAAAGCGCCTTCTTGGTCAAACTCACCGTAGTAATTTTCTTCTGTTCTAAATACTTTGACGTCATGAAGACCATGATGGAGCTCTGCAGTTACGTGCACAATAAACCATCTGGTTTTTCGACCAGCTTCTATTGCTTTGGTACCCAGACTCATTTCAACAATATCCGCTGCTGTTCTTACTTCCATGCGAAGCAAATCACCAATACCGTCCTCATGGCATACAAGTGACTTCACCTCAATATTTTCAACTTTCTGGTCTGCGATAGACAGGACATTGATTCCATGAAATCCTATCCCATCATGATGCTTATTGACAAAAGACTGAATTGCTTCTGCCAGCATATCGGAATATTTATCTTGAAAATAGCTCTTAAAATATGCATAAGCAATTAACAAATCACCTCCATCTTAAGTATTTATTTTGATTTATCGCTCTGATGTACAAATTCTTCAAAGCTGTTTTGTAGTTCTATTGGTGGTAACGAAATAGGATAATCATTCAAGTATCCAATAGGTACTCTTAACTGTCCGCCGGTGCCTGTCATCACCTTTTTCGCCCCCACTCTAAAAGTATCAAACATCGTAATAATGTACAGCCAGTATGGATTACTTTTACCAGCAATAGGTCTTAATACATGAAATTCAGTAGAGCCAGATCCTATTCCGTTTTCCAATTCTCTTGCTACTGCACCTTTTCCATTCTCCATACAAGGAGTTATTTTTGCAAAAAGTACATCATTTTCTGCAAAATAAGTAAAACCTTTACGTACCTCTTTATATGGCCTAATATCCGAACAATCTATTTTCCCGTATTCAGATACTGCCGGCATAGGTACAAATGAAACCATAGTCTCATCATTTATATCTCTAGGTCTCTTTGGATTCAGTTCACAGCATTGCCCCAATGTCGTTAATCCCCATCCTTTATCATCTCTACCAAGCTCCCCGAACATCTCGATAAATTGCGATTTGAAACCAGTAAATTTTGATTTATCGCTCTGGTCAATCAAGGCCGTAAACTTTTCTTGAAGGTCT